CAATAGTTGTATGGTATGTCGAGTATAAAATCATGAAAGATTAATTTTTTTCTCTAGTTTGTCAAACATATCTTGTCCGTAGATCAAATTGCCAGTCGGTTTGTAATTATTAATAGGCGTATATTGTTTTTGTTGTTTTTGATTTGAACCACTGGATCTATCATTCATCAATTTCGATTCCACATTGTCATCATCATCTTCCTCGCCTTTTTTCGAAATGATATTCCCTTTTTCATCGATGACGACACCGGTTTTTTTCTTGATTTCGGTTCTCACATAAGAAGGTATCCAGTGAAGCCAACTAATAAATAGATTATTCGGATACACATATCGAACATGAAAGCCATTGTCTTCCAATTTTGATACTAAATAACCCATACAATCTCCTTTATCATAACAAGGTTCTCCAAATATGTATTCTGGAACTACAAACCAGATGTGTTTTTCTTGAACTTTCAATTTGGCGGTACTTGTAATACGCTTATGTATTCTATTCAAAATTTTATTGAAAATAGACAATTGTTTCAAATCCTTTTTCTGTTTTTTCTCGTAGAGATCATCAATATTGATTTTACGGTTGGTTTCTTCTTCGTCAGCAAATAAAATGCAAGACATTTCTATATATAGGACATAAATTTAATTTCAAAAGAAAAAACATAAATAATAGAATTGATTTCAATGATATGGAAGAATCCGACATTGAATGTAGTGAATCAATATCGACCGATAAAAAAATAGAACATATTGTCATGTCTGGTGGTGGTATAGTTGGACTTTCATTCTACGGTGTTCTCCGTGAAAGCAACAAGCGAGGTAAATGGGATATCAACAATATAAAAACAATATATGGTACATCAATAGGATCCATTTTTGCGGTTTTTTTAGCTTTGCGGTATGAATGGGAAGTGCTTGATGATTATATTATAAAGCGACCTTGGCAAAACGTCTTTAGTTTCAATATGCAAAACATATTATCCATTTTTCATACACGAGGTATTTTTGATGTAAAACTTATGGAAGAGATATTTTCACCTCTATTCAAAGGTAAAGATATTTCGATAGATGTTACCATGAAAGAATTCTATGAAATAACAGGAATTGAACTGCATTTTTTTTCAGTAAATATCAATAATTTTGCACCGATTGATTTTTCATATAAAACACACCCAGAATGGCGTGTTGTCGATGCCGTGTATTCTTCGTCGGGATTACCAATATTATTTCAACCCATCATAAAAGATGATGTTTGTTATACGGACGGAGGGATGGTTTCGAATTATCCTGTAAAGAATTGCATCGAAAACGGTGCTGATCCTGAAACAATATTTGGACTCTGTCGTAAACCTATTGTAAAATTAAATTATAATGTAACCAATGATTCTTCACTTTTCGATTATATTATAAATATATTTTATAAAACCATCGAGAGAGTTCTCAATAAACAAGAACACGAAGAAATAACACATGAAATATACGTCGATTGTCCGCCGCTTTCTATTAATGATATTTTGGATACTAGTACAAAAATGGAAGATAGAAATCGTCTCATACAATTTGGTGTAGACAGTTGTATTTCTCATTTTTATGCCAATGAGCAAAGTGATCTATCTGCAAATTTATTGACTGCTCATTGTGTTTAAAAATTTGTCTAAAGCAGAATATGTGATTTTTGCATCGAATTCTATTTGTTGATTATTTTTTAACATTTTAACAGTAGGGAAAGCTTCTATTTTGTAGTTATTTATTGCATCTAAAATTTCCGGTGTTTCGTCTGTGCAATTCATCGCTGTGCAATTAATTTTATAACCATTCATTTCTGTTCCATTATATTGATTCTCGAATTTCACCCATTCTGGGAAAGCAGTTTTACAATGAGGACACCAATCCACATAAAAGAAATAGATTATTAAATCATTGTCGCGCATTTCGGCGTTGGCTACATCAGAAAATGCCTTTGTTTTGTTTTCTTGTTCTTCCAAATAATATTTATCATACGCATATTTTGCCAAAAATCCAAATATGGCAACACAGATTATTAAAAGAATATACCAATAATATGGATTAAAATAACTTTTTACAATTTCATAAAAATTAGCCATTTGTATATTAATAATTTATATATTTATTACACGGTTTTATCTTATTAACATTTTCGAAGTTCCATACATTTCGTTTTACCCTAAATAAACATAAAGTCAAGTTCTATGTTTATTTATAAAATGAATAACTTGTATTATATTACAGTTGCTACTAAACCTCATGAAATTTTGGATCGAATTAAACATCGTGTCGAAAGGCAAAACGAAAAAATAATTGTCTTAGGAGAACAAGAGGATCGTCCGATAGGATGGAATTCTGTAGGAAATTTCGGTGTGAAATTACGAGAAGTGCGCGATTTTCTGTTACGTCCTGAAATCGCGGACGAAGATATTATATTATTTTCAGATGCATATGACGTCATTTATCAAGGTGATTTCGACGAAATTGTCGCGCGTTTTTTAGAGTTCTCGAAACCGCTTGTTTTTGGATGCGAAACAACATGCAATCCTATTCCTTCTTATGAAAAATATTATCAATTCAAGAGTTGCGAATTTCCGTATTTGAACAGTGGGTTATTTATCGGCAGAGCATGGGCGCTGAGAAAATGTTTTATAGGATATCAATACAATGATAGGGACGACGATCAAGGATTTTGGACAGTACAATTTTTAGATAAAAACAAAGATCTTTTTGCATTGGACTATTACAATCGCATTTTTTTGAATACATACGGGATTGATTTATCGCTTATTAAACAGGATGGTGGTAAATTTAGTTATAAAGGCGCTGTGCCATCGTTTATACATGTAAATGGACCCGATAAGAAGGAACTGAATTTTTTCGTAAAAAATTGATTTTATGAAATCTTTGTAAATAATAATAATAATAAAACTAATCAACAATATGATTAACGAAAATGAAGAAGCATTTGAGAAGAAACATGGTATCTCGTTCAACCGTATTGAAGAAAACCTTTTGAAAAAATTGCAGGAGATGTGCATCGGCAATTTGAAATACGAATTGATAAAATGGCGACATTTTGATACAGATATCGACAGAATCGATAATTTACGTTCTCAAAATCAGTGCAATCAAAACTATGTCGATGTTATGGAGAACCGTATCTCAGATTGTTTTAAAAATATGCGCGATAAATTATCTGCTGAACTCACAGATATTGATGAAGCTGTCATTAGTAAAGAAAATCACCGTAAATATATCATTCGTGTAAACATTAAACATGAAGCGCGCGAAAAAAAAGCATTAGAACATCTGAAAACTATGCCAGATGAGATTGTTCAATTAGTCAGAGATTTTGCTTTTACACCAAAATTACGTTGTCAATTATTCCGTTGTCAATATCCTACTCTTACTGAAAATCTGAACAAAATTCGAATACCCAAATTGAAAACATTGGCGCGGTACATAATGACTAGTATAAATACTATTAGTAATAAAATACGTAATAATTCGTCGATTATGAAAAGTTTTCCAGAAAAAACGGACATTTATAAAAAACTATGGGATGTCATATATGTTAGAAATCATATCAGAGAAACGCTCAAAAAGGCGGATAAAATAAAGGAGATCGAGAACATGCTTCAAAATCTCGAAGCCGTAGTTGATGCCATTGAAAAAATAGGGTTCCCAGTAACAGCTAGAAAACACAGGCGCGTCCTCTTGATATTGTATAATACTATCATGATTTCTTCTAGACCGGAATTTAACAAAAAGGCGCGTAATACAACATAATAATATTGTAGTTGTTTGTGCCACATCACTACACAGTAAATACATGTTCAGTTTTTTATTGAATATACACCCTTGAATATTTATAATGGGACGCCCAAAGGGCGTCTCAATAGAGATTTAAGGGCAACGTTACCGATAGATCAATTAAAAAGCAAACCGCAGGTTGCGTTTTGTTCCATTTTAAATATTCATCGGTGTATATTATGACCAATCGCGTGCATTTTATAAACGTCGATGGAAGATTGAATACAGAATATTTGCCATTTTTGGAATTTTATGTTGGGTTTCCTGAAAAAATCGGACATATAAAATCACTTTCATTAGTCAGCTTAGAATTGCCGGTGACTTTCATATTGGATGCTTCCAATGAATGTATAATGAATCCGCGATATGTATATTTAGAAATAATAGAAAACGAGAACCATAACAACCGTAAAAACAGGCATTTATTTACATCTTCTACGTTTTGTTCTCGAATTAGCAAATATATTCTAGCACGAATCACTCTAGATTATAAAAATTATCCTTGTGGATCTATATTACCAGCGAATTTATTGAATGGATTCTTGTTATCTGGTACGCGCAAATATGATAAACACATATGCATAGAGGGTATCTATTTCAGATTACTCAATGAATTCGGTGTTCCTATTGCATGCAAAAATGATAATATATCATTTTGTTTTCAAATCGAATGCGCGGATGAATAAAAATTTACTAGAGCAATTTTTTATTCACATAATATAACTATGAATAAAACCAGAAAAAACCGGTCGAATCGATCCAAATCGAATCAGTCGTCCTATAAAAAAACGGATTTTAATAGCAACGATGGTATGTTAACAAGTGTATGGGGGCCTGGAATGTGGCATTATTTACATACAATGAGTTTCAATTATCCAGTAGAACCGACACAAGCGGATAAAACGCATTATCGCGATTTTGTTCTCAATTTACGATTTGTTTTACCTTGCGGCAAATGCCGAGCCAATTTGATTAAAAATTTCAAACGTTTACCGTTGAAAATGTCTCATATGCGTAATCGCGAAACGTTCTCGAAATATATATATGAATTGCATGAATTGATTAACCGAATGCTTGATAAGAAGTCAGGACTCAGTTACAACGATGTAAGAGAACGTTACGAACATTTTCGAGCAAGATGCGCAAAATCTTACAAGGACCTACACAAAGATTTAAGAAAAACGGCGAAAAAGGGGTCTAGCGAAAAAGGTTGTACAGAACCTCTCTATGGAGAAAAAGCCAAGTGTATCTTACGTATTGTGCCTCAGGATGAAAAATTGGAAACTTTGGAAATCGACGACAAATGTATTAAGAAACGCGGTTTAGTTGATGCAGCGGGCAATGACCCGGATTTTAAATCTTAATCTGTATATATATAATATTTACAAGAAATGGAATATCTTTCAGACAATTTAACAAAAGTGAAACAATATTTTTATGAAAAAGATGAAAATGATTCTGGTAAAAATGAAAACGAAACTGAACCTATGGAAACACAACAAGATGATGCACCTAAAAAACGCAAGAAAACAGTGGTTGTCCCTTTTTGGTCAGAAAATCCCAATGTTCTCTTTCAACGTGAATATTCTATGGAATTTTTTCCTATCGATTCAATGACTTACGAACAAAAATTAAACGCAGTTACGAGAACTGTTTTAGTATTAACTATCATAGGTCTTATTATTTCTCAAAGTCCGCGTATTGTCATTGTAAGTGCTATTACAATATTCGCTATTTTTATTCTGCATTACTATCATCAAAAAGAAAAAGACAAGAACGCCAGTAAAAAACTCGGCGCAACACAGGAAAATTTTGAGAACCCAACCATGGATTATTTGAACGGCGAAAACGTAAATATACCTTCCGATCTTTTTTCCCCTCCTGATTCGAGCAACCCATTTAGTAATGTTTTAATTTCAGATTACGAATACAATCCTGAAAAAAAACCCGCAATGGCTGCATTTAATCCGAACGTGAAAGAGGAAATAATGAAACAAGCCAAG